TCACAACGTCCCGATCAAAAGGAACTTAGCGAGTTCTTCGTGACTTCTAATGTAATGCGCCTGTTTAAGAACTTAGTTCAGAGTAAGGACAACACAACTGCTCAGGAGCATTTCGAGAACGGAAAAGCTGTGTACACTTTAGAAGGATACAAGATCAATGAACTTCCTCATGTTTCTGCGTCTATGATCGCAGATGCAACAGATGAAGATGCGTTTATCGCGTTTACTCCGAAACGTAATATCCAAATCGCTTTGGAAGATTCAAGCGTGAACATTAAACCGTTCATTCAAGATGCGAAAGACCGCAAGTATTACTCTACAACTGTGTTTGCTGCGGACGTAATGGTAGCTATTCCGTCTATTTTGAAACTTGCAACAAAAGCGAAAGCATAACAACTAATACCGAAAACTATGGCATGTATGAAATTAAATAAGGCTATCGTTTTTGGGTGTGCGGGCGGCTCAGTCGGTTTGGCTGGGCTGTACCTTGTTAACAAATCGGAATTGTCTTCTTTTGTAATGGGTGGCGATGGCGTGACATTAAACTCTATCGTCCTTGTATCCGGTGCAAAGGCAATTCCGGTTGACTGTTACAAGAATGGCGCAAAAGTAGTGGACGCTTTGCGTACACTGGACGGTGCAGCCGGAATGGAACAGACGGTTACTATCACGGTCTACGATAAGACTTCTGACGGTGCAGCGATTAAGGAATCACTGCTATCCGGGAATTACGTAGCCTTCGCAAAACTCAAAGACGGCGGTAACATTAAAGTTGCCGGACTTAATACCGGGCTGGAAGTGGCAAGCATGGATGGAGATACTTCGGCGGCTGGCGGTTTCGATACCGTAACGCTGAAAACACCGGATAACTCTAGGGGGGATCGCAATATAGTTGCTTTACCTGCTGTTTGGACGTATTTAGAAGCTAATAAATTAACTTAACAACATGGGATGTATTAGTAATATCACGGGTGCAATAACCTACGATTGTTTAGGTGGAGCAGTTGGAATAGCTGATTTGTTGCTTATTAACTATTCAGATATCCAATCTATCTCCATCGCCAACGGTATCGCTACTATCACGTTGACTGTTTCGGGCAAGGTTATCCGGGTAGCGTCTATCCGAAAGGGTGCAAATGCTACAGAAGCCCAAAGAATTAACGAAAACGCCCCGAATGCGCTGGAACAATCGGTTAATTTTACCGTGTATAAGAAAACGAGTGCGGAAAACGTGTTTATCAATACCATTCTCAATTCTCGCCTTGTGGCGGTTGCAAAAATGGTTGAAACAGGTGTTTACCGTATTTATGGCTGTAATTACGGTTTGGAGGTATCCGGACTGGAAGAATCAGCAAATGATAACGGCGGCTATACCGCCATTACGTTAACCACACCTGAGAACGTTCTAGGAGAAGCCCGTGCATCAATCACTGAGGCTACATGGAATACTCTAGTGTCTAAATCATCATAATTATGGCTTGTTTAAAGAAGATAGCACAAGATTTAGCGTTTGATTGCGCTAATCCCGGTTTAATCTCTGGAATTGCCGGAGTAGAAGAAGCCGTAATATTGAACTACGAAGATGTTTCTAGTATCTCGGTATCTTCTACGACAGGACAGGCAGTAGTAACAATGAAAGCCGGAACCAGGGGATATACCGTTCAATCCGTAAAAAACTCTATTCAAGTGACGGAGGCATCGCGGGCAAACGACAATGCTCCTACTATGTTGGAAATATCAGTAGTCATGAAACTTCTTTCATCGTTACCTGTAGTTAGCTACATTATCGCTTTGGTTTCTGGATCGTTTTTGGTTGCTATTAGAACAAAAAACAACCAATATTTCATTTTGGGATGTAACTCGCCGTTAGAGGTCTCAGATTTATCAACTGATAGTTCAACAGACGGAGTTTCAACCGCTACTTTAAAAACGCCGGACGGGTCTTGCGGAGATTTCCATTATAGTATTACGGCGGCACAGTATAACTCTTTAAAAACTGTATAATCATGGCAAGAGCAAAGAAAACTGTAACAAAAGATATCAAGCCCGTGCGCGAATTAATTCGCTTAACGGACGAGTTCGAGATTTTGAATCTCTGTAAAAGTATTACGCATCTAAAACTGGACCCTATGTGCCATATGGATCGTGCGTACGCGAAGAAATGGTATGAGGATCACTACTTGACGGGCATACACGTTCGCTACGTAATGAAACCGGGACTATCTATCAATCATGTGGCGGACGGAGTTGTTTACCGTGCATTTAATTGTACGGACGCCATCGCCGAACGAATCATGAAAGAAAATCCGGTTTATAAATCCTACTTTGAGGACTTAGGTCCAATAGAACCACAGGAGGACGTACCGACCGTTTTGCCCGCTGATCCTGAACCGGAACAAACACCGGAAACAGAAGCTCCAGAAGAAGAGAAGCCCGTAGAACCGGAGACCCCCGCTGATCCTGAACCGGAAGCCTCAGTAGAAACAACACCGGAGGCTTTAGTAGACGAGATTATGAAGGAACTGGAATAAACTAAAAGGAAACGTTAATATGATAGCTCACAAGAAAGTAAACGTAATAGTAGATAGAGCGCTCAAAGTTAACGCTAAGGTTTCCGAAAAGATTGTGGGGTATGGGGACGGAAACCTATACCCCCAAATTTTATCGGAACTTATATATGCTAGCAAAACCGCCTCTTTGAGTGTGGAACGGCTGAGCGAAGCGATAGAATGTGAAGGCTTTAAAAACCGTGTTTTTGGCGAAATGACGAACGCCCACGGAGATAACATGGACGAGATACTGAATATGCTGGCATATGACATAGCTCGTTTCAGAGGGTGCGCTCTAATTGTCCAGTATGGAGGTGATTATCGCCCTAAAATGATTTATCCCGTTCCTTTCGAATACGTCCGTGCCGGGCTGAATAAAGACTACTTAACGAATCCGGTTATTCATAAGTACGTAGTGTTTAACAATTGGGATCGTCAAAATATCAAGTCTACCCAATTGGATAAAACGGCAGTTACCTATCCGGCGTTCAATCCAGATAACTTTGCGGATGAAGTAGAGTTTTTCGGCGGAATTGAGAATCACCCCGGACAGCTTTTGTACATAAACTTCTTCACTACGAAGCCCTATCCGCTTTCTCCGTTTCATTCAGTCCAGTCCGAGATGCAAGCGGAAGCGATGAACTCTACTTATGTAGAACGGACGCTTACACGTGGTTTCCACATGTGCAGCATCATTTCTCACGGAGAATTTACCGAACAGGAGGAACAGGACGCTTTTGTTAAGGGGATAAAAGATATAATGGGAGCGCAAGGGGCAGGATCAGCGGTATTGGTCCGTGATGAAAATGCTCTGACTGATAAGCCATTTATTAAGGTAGACCAGTTGGGCGTACCGATTGACGCTAATCTGTATAAGGCTTACAACGAACCGCTAAAAAAGGATATCGCTTCACAAGCCTACAATATTCCTATTCCTTTGGTTGACTCGTCTTTGATTTCATTCTCCAATGCGTCCGGCGAGGTCGTGAAGGAAATGCAGAAAGTTTATCGTCGTTCTGTGACGAAACTTCGTAGTAAGTTGAGTCGGGAAATTGCGCGTGCCTTAGACCTTCCAACAGAAGTATGTGAAATTTATAACGAATTAGAAGAATCTAACTCGATAGTAAACGTTAAAACAGACCCAAATGAATAGTTTTTCCGAAGTAATCAAGAAGTTCCGTGAAATCTTTGATATCGCAGCAGATGTTAAGGACACAGAGATAAACAAATGCATTCAAGAGGCAGATAAGCTCGATATAAAAGTAGCTCTTTGCGGTGATACATTCTTTTCGGTATCGAGTGAGCTAGGAGGTGGAAAAGGAGAGAGTGATATCCCTGCCGGAACCGATTCTGATTCTAATTATTCGTTAGATATCGTAATAGCCGGGAAAAACTACAATATAGTTCCTCTTTATACGATCCTATGTTACTATGCGTTTGTGCGATATATGAAGATAGCGGACCAAAAAAGCACATCTACAGGACTGAAAACGCAGGTATACAACGGGTCGTTGATATTGCCAGACTATAACAAAAATAAGCGATGGGAAGAGGAACGTGGGAAAGCAGATGCTTTTATAGAGGATTTCCATATTGTATACGAGTTATTTAAGGAATCAGATAATCCAAAGGATAAACATTGTTGTGACTCTGTTAAGCCTTATCGAGTATGTTTTATAAGTTAAAAGAGTGAGGAAATGAAAAGGGAAACGAGAGACGATATCATGATTTGGTCTGCTGTGGGAATGCTCTTCGCAGGAGTGGGGGTGTCAGTTGCAGGTTTTTTAGTTGAGCCTTTAGGTATCATTCATGATACTGTATTATGGTTCTTTGCACAATGCTTGATATGGTCGGGAGCTGTTTTCGGCATCCCTGTCTATGTCAGAACTAAAATTAATAGTATGATTGGGAATATATCCGAAAAAGAAAAAACGGAAGTGAAAAGGAGAGTAAATAATGAACTGGATCAAGGAAAGTAATCGCCCTAAACATCTCCTGTATGCTATTCCAGCAGGGGCACTATTTACTATTTTATTTGTGGCAGGATTGGCGGCAGGAATGGAATTTAAAGACAGAGATTGGGGTGGGAAATGGGATTGGCTTGATATTGTGGCAACATTAATCGGTGGAGCTATCGGGCAACTAATTCAAGTTTTAATATTGATTTTAATTATATAGGAGGAAAGAATATGAAGAGAGAAGATATAGACTCAATCATCATTCACTGCTCGGCAACACGTGCCGGACAAGACTTGCGAGCTAAGGATATTGACCGGATGCACCGGGCACGTGGTTTTAATCAAATTGGCTATAACTTTGTAATTGATTTAGATGGTACCGTAGAAAACGGTCGGTCATTATCCATTGACGGAGCGCATTGTAACACAAAAGGTTTTTCCGGTATTAGTTATAATAAACACAGTATCGGTATCTGCTACATCGGTGGACTTGATGCAAGCGGACATCCAAAAGACACTCGAACCGAAGTGCAAAAGAACGCCCTTTGTGATCTTGTAGCCAAACTATGTAGGGAATATGATATAGTAGAGTTATTGGGGCACCGGGATACGTCTCCAGATATTAATGGAAATGGTGAGATTGAACCAGTAGAATATATCAAAGCGTGTCCATGTTTCGATGTCCGGAGCGAATTTACCAACTTTTTACGCAATATAGTAGTTAAACCATGAAAGTACTACCTTGGATATTAGTATGCTTGTTACTTGGCATACTCGTGTGGATGCAATGTAATCCGCACGATCCTTCGACTGTCTATACGAAAGGAGATACGGTAAAACTGCGGGATACTATAGTTGATATAGTACTTTTGCCTGTTAAGGAGACACTAAAGAGGACAGATACGGTATATTTACCGATTCTGATAGATACAACTATCGATAAGACCATAAAAGGAGATACGGTTCCGGTACTTATCCCGATAACAAGCAAAGAATATAAGACAAATGATTACAGGGCAATAGTCAGTGGATATAAGCCTAGTCTTGATTTCATGGAAGTCTACGGAGAAAAGGAAATCATCACTCTTAAACCGAAAAACAAACGTTGGGGATTAGGCTTGCAGACAGGATGCAGTTATCCGGGCGGTTGGTATGTTGGTGTAGGAATAAGCTATAATTTAGTTATGTGGTAAAGAAAAGGGAAATATGAGGCGATAGTGTTTGTAGTTTCCTTCTCTATTATTTTTACTGCTAGATTATTTTTGGATATTTCACATATTATTTATAATTTCGTATTTGCATTTTAATCTCATAATGTAACTTATATAAATTGTATATTGAAGGTATGAAATATATATGTTTATTTCTTTTTGCGTGTATTTCAATAATATCCAAAGCACAAACTTTAATTCTGTCAGAAAATGATTCTACGGTTATGACAGAATATAATGATGGGAATCTTTGGGCATATAGAAATGCGAATGGTTTTATCGTTGGTCTTACGACTTATGAAACGAAAGATGATTATGGAAAATATTACCGGATAGAGATTTACATCAAGAATCAGTGTGATTCATCGGTTATATTTACGCCAGACGATGTTACTTCTCACTTACTAACTAATAGAGGAGATAGTTCTCAATTAATAGTATATACAAATGAAGCCTTTCAGAAAAAGATAAGAAAGTCTCAAAACTGGGCTATGGCTTTATATGGCTTTTCTTCTGGGCTTAGTGCAGGAAGTGCCGGATATTCTACGTCTTATTCTACATCGTATTCGTCAAATGGTACCATTTCTACAACAATAACCAACCATTATGATGCAAATGCAGCTTTTCAAGCTAATATGGCATCATCTTACCAATTACAAACATTGGGCAAAATGATGGATAATGATAGGGAAATAAAAAGGCAAGGATATTTAAAGAAGACAACAGTACATCCTAATGAGGGTATAATAGGATATATGAACATTAAAAGGAAAAAAGGAAAGATCCTAACTATAAATATACCTATCAATGGTTATGTTTATTCTTTTGATTGGGATGTAAGTAAATAAAATTGGGATTGAAGTTAAATGAAAGGCAGCTTATTAGGCTGCCTTTTTAATAAATAACTAAAGCATTCCTTTCTCTTTTGCTAGTTTTAAAATAGCTTCACAAATAAACGAAGTCTTATCGTCTACCTTTTCGAGAATTGAACTGACATCCTCCGGGGCTTTAAAGCCGTAGCGTTTCGCAGTTGTTTTCTTTCGTCCTGCTCCAGCTCTTGTACCACCGTGTTTTCCTTTTGTTATTTCATCCAT